CTCATCAGCTCAATGGCGATGCCGCTCACCGAAGCTGACGGCAAGGTTTCGAATACAGCTGGTAACAACACAAAGGGCAGCGTATTATGCTCGAACATGCGCGGTTTGAAAGCCGGCTGGCGTCGTCGCATCAAGGTCGAGACCGAACGCTTGATCGGCTCCGACCAGAGCCGGATCGTGTATTCAATGCGGATGGGTCTCGGTCGCTTTTCCCCGACGGGCGCAGCATCAGGGATTGAGTGCGCGGACCTGTTGTACAACATTACGATCTAGTAGCCGATGGCCGGGGAGCAATCCCCGGCTAAACTATAGGAGGGCATTATGCAAATCACACGCGAGCTCGCCAAGGGCCAAGTCGTTTGCCACACATTTGCAGTGGCAAACGTCGCAGCTTCACAAACAGACGTCCAGATAAACGATTCATCCAATAACGTACAAGGCATAAGCTTGCCTTTTGATAGCGAGATCATAGCAATCACAGCAGACCTTAGCGCGGCTGCAACGGTTGGCACTTTGTCCATTGGCGCCACTATCGATGGCACCGAAGATAGTGACACCACGCTCGCCTCAATCACCACGCAGACCGCACGCACACTGCGCGTCCCGCGCGGTAAAGCTAGGCTGGCAAACGGCCAGAAACTTGGCGTCGAAATAACAACAAGTGCCGACTGGAACGGAACAACTGCCGACTTGGTGGTCAACGTTTACGTTGCGCTAGAGCTGGCTGGCGTCTAATGCTTCGTTGCGTAAGCCAATACAAAAGCAATCTAGGGGCGTTTCCGGCTGGGCACATCATCGATGATGCGCAGGTAGAGGCGTGGCTTGTGGCAGACTCGCCGGAATCGTTTGAGCAGGTCGAAGAATCGGAAGAGCCTGTAAAATCATTTGAGCCGGACCAAGAAAAAATAGTGCGGAGGTCAAGAACCAAATGAAAGCCTCGCATCTTGGGCTTACTAAACTTCAGCACGCTGCCGCCGCGAACGGCGATGGCGTGCTCTACAATATCACCGGCGCTGAACACGTTGTGGTCTGCGTAAGCGGGACATTTGTCGCGAACGTATACTTCGAGGCATCAATCGATGGTAACGTATGGCACGAGGTAGCGGCACGCGACCTGACCACTACAAACGCCAACGATAAGGCAAAGACCATTACCGCACCCGGACTGTACGGGCTGGAGCACCTCGGCGGATTGCTTTTCTTTCGCGCGCGCATTAGCGGGTATGCCAGCGGCGCGGTAGACGTCAAGGCCAACGCACACGGCTAGGGGGACTGATGGCAATCGTCAACGGCTACGCCACGCTTCAAGAAATCAAGACGTACCTGAGCACGACGAGCACCAACGACGATGCGCGTCTTGAGCGTGCGATCGAGGCGGCCAGTCGTTCCATTGATGCCACCTGCCGCCGCCGATTCTATGGCACCACGGAAACGAAATACATTGAGGCATCCGCCGATGACTTTGCGTGGCTACCAGACGATCTCCGTTCAGTCACCGAGCTGGCTACGGACGACGGGACTCGCACATATACCGCGCTTTCTCCAAGCGATTATGAGCTTGAGCCAGACACTGCACCGCACGACAGGGTTTATATATCACCAACGAGCGATAAAATATTCCCGCTTGGTCGCCGCGGCTTGCGCTTGAACGGCGCTTGGGGATACTGTGCGACAGGCAGCCACCCCGACGCGGTAAAGCAGGCTTGCCTCATTCTCGCGGTGCGATATTTCAAACGGCGTGACGCTGCTTTTGGCGTGCTTGGCACACCCGAACTCGGATTCCAGCGCATCATGGCAAAGGATCCCGAAGTCAAAAATCTGCTGATGCCGTTCGTCAAGGTTGAGATAGTGGGGGCGTAGTCATGCCTCTTGCGAAGATAAAAGTTGAAGGCGTCGCCGCTCTAACCACCACGCTATTCGGTCGCCAGCTGCTTGATTATATCGCCTGGCAGCCCGTACACGACGCGGGCGGCGTCGCACTCGCAGCGATGCGCGGAGCTGCACCACGCTGGGAGCATCGGATTCACTCCGCGCTGTCCAGCCGTGAGGCTCGCCGTGATCTTGAGATACTCGTCGGGCACACCCGCGTGGTTCCGCTGCACGCCACGTTCATGGAGCACGGCACAGGCGTTTTTAGGCTTGATGAAAAGTACAATTCTTCCCCGACTAAGATTAAATTCCCGAACATACAAGCAATTGAGCCTTGGGCATGGTCAAAGGGGCTTGACCCGTTCTTGGTCGCACGCGGAATATACAGGCGCGGTGGGTTGAAGCCTCGCATGTACGTGCGCGCGGGCGAGAACGCGGCACGTGACTGGATTGACAACACGCTTCCAGCGCAGTTCAACGCGCGCATGAAATTTGAGCTGTAGGAGGCACGATGGCGACAATAACGCAGGTGCGCGATGCGATCGCTGCAAGACTCCAGACAATCACCAGCCTGAACGTGTACCCAACCGTTGCCGATAGCGTGATGGTACCAGCCGCAATCGTCGGCACCCCTGCCACCATCGAGTATGACTACACGTTCCGCGCGGCTAACCTAAGATTGACGATTCCTGTTAGGATTCTTGCAGCGCGTGTGCAGGAAGATTTCGCCCAAGATACATTGGACGCGTACATTTCATACTCAGGCGCCGCAAGTATTCCAGCCGCGTTTGCAACAGACCCGATGCTAAATAACACAGCATCAACAAGTCGTATAACTGAGGCGAGAAATTATGGCGTTTACGAGGTTGATGGTATACCATACTTAGGAGTGGAATTTGTGTTGGAGGTTATTACCTGATGCCCAAGAAGCCCATCGAGGTCGAAGTATCAGCACCCGAGCCGGTATCCTACGAGGGCAAGTATATCTGCCTGAACGGAATGAACTACGGCGACATCCGCCGCGAGCGTGGCGACATCGTGGACGACATCCCCGCCGACAGCCTCGAGTGGCTGCTTGAATGGGGCCACGTCGAGCCGTACACAGGCCAAGTCTTGGGCGAGCCGCCCGCGATCCCGCACGTCGAGCGCCGCGTTCGCAAGCCCGACACCGAAGCAGTCGAGGCCGACGAAACCGAGTTGACGATCGTGGCCGCCGAGGAAGCCGCGTCACCGGCAGACCATTCTGTTGACGCCGACAAAATGGTCGAGCTGGCCGAGGCTGGGTATCCCATCATCGAGCCGGTCGTCGTCGTGCTTGAGCAGGAAGAATCCGACGTGCGTGAAGCGGTTATCGCGGAGATTGACGAGCAACAAGCAGGCAACGAAGCCGCCGAGGGGGAATAGATGCCAGCCGCTCACGGTCGTTCATCCTCAGTCTTCCTGAACGCCTACAACGTGAGCGCGTTCTTGTCATCGTTCGACAGCACCAAGACCGTGGACACGGCGGAGGTGACCACGTTCGGCTCGACGAGCAAGGCATACGTGACCGGGCTGCGGGACGGGACGATCACTTTGGGCGGGTATTTTGACGGTGGAGCCGGGGCGCTGGATGAGCTGATGACGATGATGCTCAGCGATACGCAGGTGTCGTATGGGGCTAATCTCCTGACACAAGGGGATTTACTTGCTAATTACGCAATATCGACAGGACTAACCCAAGCTGGAACCGCTATCAGCGGCTTTTCAAATAGTGTGTTTTTCGGAGATGCGACAGCAAATAGAACGGGATATAAGTCTTTTACTCCAACAATTGGCAAAACATACGCATTGAGCTTTTTCGTGCAACTCGACAACAGCGCGGCGCCAATACTTAATCCAAATGCAGGGAGAAACTTAGCGGCAATCATAGCGTCCGCAAATCCAACAGTACAGAGCGTAAACCTTGTAACTAGTTCCATATATCGTATTTTCGCAACAGCGGTTGCTTCAACAACCGGGGCTTTTCATGGAGTCTATAAGGATACTATTTATGCCGCTACTGGATTTAGGGTGTCCGGCGTAGCACTCAACGAAGTAACAACCACCGCCTCCCCCAATCCGATCCTGTCCATCTGCGAGGACGGCGCTGGCGCCATCGGCAACCGCTGCACGGTCGCACAGGTCATCGACACGTCCTACCAGATAACCGGCAGCATCTCTGACGCCGTGCAGGTCACAGCCGAGTTTCAAGCCGACGGCACTGGCGTGTCCGGCGCATACCGGGGCGTCGTGCTTGCACCGCTCGCGGCGTACAGCAACGGTCAGAACACCACCGGGTTTGATGGCGGCGCCGCATCCTCGAATGGCCTCGTGGCTAATCTGCACGTTCTTATCGCTGGCGGTAGCACCACGGTCAAGATTCAGCACAGCACAGACAATTCGAGTTGGACCGACCTGATTACGTTCACGACGGGCGCCGTGCAGTTCTGCGAGCACAAGACCACGACGGGCACGGTTCACCGCTACCTACGCGTAAACGTCGTGACGGATGGCCTCCCGGTGATGGTCGTCACAGCAGCGAGGAAGTAAGATGCCATTCACCCACGGCAAATCAACGGCAGTATTCCTCGGCGGGACCGACGTGTCCTCTTTCCTAAATTCAGTGGACCAGACGATCACCCGTGACGTGAGCGAGAGTAGCACGTTTGGTTCGCAGGCGAAAAGCTACCTGAAGGGCCACAAAGACGGCACCATCTCGCTGAGCGGGTATTGGGACGGCGCGTCCGGCGCGATTGATTCGGTGATGGCGAGTGCGCTGGGGAATGAGGTGCTGGGGTATGGGGCAGAGTTGCTGCCAGCTGGGGATGCGGTCGCCAATTACACGGCGCAAGGACTGGCGCAAAACATTAGCGATGCCGCGATTCCTTTGCCGGGCTTTACTGCAAGCGTGCAATTTATCAATAATTCATTTGAGCGGATTGCGGCAAAAACTGTTACGACGATTGCCGGGATAAAATACTTATGTGAAGTTTTCGTACAAATGGATGACGACACAGCGCCTGTTGTTGGCGGGATTGCGTCTGTCGTTGACTTCGCAATCGTATTAGATGGCACCATTATCAGCACGACGACAAACGTATCCGTGCAGCAGATAAGCGGGTCACTGTATAAAGTCTCAGTCACGAAGATTGGTGGCGGCAACGTCGGGACACTTTTACGTGTCACGAAAAACACTGGAAACTCCGCCAAGCCATTTCGTATAGCCGGGCTATCGCTCCGCACCGTCGCGACTGTCCAGCAGACCCGGCAGGTGGACACGTACGGCCCTGAGCTGCTGACGGCAGGGGAGGTGTTGACGGATTATCCGGTGCGTCAGAACGTATCTCAATCCTCGACGCCTATCACAGGATTCACCGCGAGTATTGATTACGGCGACAATACTGTTTTAAGGTATGCGCTTAAAACAAACTGGACGCCAATACTTGGCTTGACATATCTGTTTAGTTCATTCGTGCAAATGGGCGACAACTCAACCCCGGTTCCCGGAACGCAAAGCCAAATACTCGATGACTTTGTATTAGTTCTTGGTAACCAACCTATCTCAACAAGAAATAACACAACGGTTGTATTGGATGGATTGAGCATATATAAGACTTCAATTCGATGGTATGCCAATTCTACATCTGCTAGCCATGGCATTTACAAATACACAGCAAACAGCGCCAAACCATTTAAAGTCGCCGGATATAGTGTGCGTCAAATAATCACAGTCACCGCACCTACCGCCCCACCACTCAGTATCTGCGAAGCAGGCACATCGACAGCCGGTCTCCGCGCCCTCGTCGTGCAAGCCCACGACACCAGCTACCAAGTGACCGGCACCACGGGCGACACCGTGGCCGTCTCCTGCGAGTTTCAGGTGGACGGCTCATTCGGTTCCGGCGCGTTCCGTGGCGTCGTTCTAGCACCCCTGACATCCTACGGCACAGGCACGAACACCACGGCGGTGGACAATGGCAGCACAACCTTCGGTGGCCTCGTGGCAAACTTCCACGTGCTCGCAAACACCGAGTGGGTGACGATGAAGATTCAACACTCGTCCGACAATTCAACCTGGGTAGACCTGCTCACCAGCACGTCCTTCAGTCAGAACAGCAGCGAGCACCTTGTCACCCCCAACGTCGTCTACCGCTACTTGCGAGTCAACATCACCGCCTCCGGTTCCACCACGCCCCGCCTAATCGTCACAGCAGCGAGGAAATAACGATGTCTTTCACCCACGGTTCAATCTCCACCATACTGCTTAACGCGACGAACGTAAGCGCGTTCCTGAACTCGCACGATCAGACCGTGACGATGGACACGGCGGACGTGACCACGTTTTCCAGCGCATCCAAGTCATACCTGGCTGGCCACACGGACGGCACGGTTTCGCTGTCGGGTTTTTGGGATGCCACCGCGGGCGCAATCGACCCGATTATGGCCGGGATTATCGGGGTGGCGACCGCGAATACGCTTTCAATCTGCGAAGAGGGTGCAGCCACGGTGGGCAACCGGGCGCTAGTCGTTCAGAGCCACGATACGTCCTACCAGATAACTGGCGCGGTCGGCGATGCCGTGGCTGTCTCGGCCGAGTTCCAGATTGACGGCACGGGTTCATCCGGCGCGTACCGAGGAAACGTCCTCGCCCCACTGACCAGCTACGGCACGTCGGTCAACACGACGAACCTCGACAACGTCTCCGGCACGACAAACGGCTTGCAGGCGAACCTCCATATGGTCACGAACACGGTGGCCACCACGGTCAAAATTCAGCACTCGACCGATGCGAGCACGTGGACCGACCTAATAACCTTTGCCGTGCTCAGCGGCACGGGCTTTGAGCATAAAGTTGCAACCGGAACGGTACACCGCTATCTTAGAGTTAATGTGACAGCAGCATCTGGTAGTCGTACACTGGCCGTGACTGCGGCCCGCAGATAGGAGGGGACAAAATGCCTTTCGTACACGGTCGGAGTACTCATTTTTCGTACAACGCGGTGAATCTCTCCGCGTTCTGTGACAACGTGGACTTCCCGCAAACGGTTGAAACCGCCGAAACCACAACGTTTGGCGACACAAGCAAAGATTACATTGTTGGCTTGCGTGACAGCACGATCAGCATCTCGGGCAAGTGGGACGGCGCAGCGGGCGCTATCGACGTGACGCTGGCTCCAGACTTGGGCAATGCTACCGCACGGGCGTTTCTGTATTCACCGGCTGGCCTTGGTATAGGAAACATTCAGTATTCAGGCAACTGTTTTCTTACGTCGTATCAAATTACCGGAGCCGTAGGCGATGTGGTAACCTTTAGTGCAGAGTTCCAAGTGACAGGGAACGTAGCGCGCGCAACATTGTAAGGAGGTAGCCCATGGCCATTCTGTCAGTCGATGAAATTCTTAAGGCCGACGACATTCCGAGTGAGGTTGTTGCCGTTCCTGAGTGGGGTGGTGAGGTCAAGGTACGCGGTTTGAGCCGTGCGACGTTTGACAAGATCACCAAAGCTTCGGAAGTTGTGATCCCTGCGACTGGCCCTGGGCAATCTCCTGGCGTTGGCCGTGATGATGCGCGGTTCAGCGAACAATTGTTTCTCGCTTGCGTTGTTGAGCCACAGTTCAAAGAGGAGCATCTTAGCGTGCTGAAAGAGAAATCAATCAGCGCGCTAAACAGAGTTTACGAAGCAATTGGGCGCGTTCTTCAGACGGACGTTCAAGCCGCAAAAAAAGACTGAGCCGGGCTGGGAACGAGTACATGGAATTGTGGATTGCCCGCGAGTTACGCATGACCCGTTCCCAGATCCGACAGATATCAACCGCTGAATTTACTGACTGGGTGGCGTTCTTCATGTTGGAGGCCGAAGCCAAGAAACAGGCAGAGAAACAGCGGAAGTAACTTGGAGGAGCCATGGCCCTTGTTGTCAGGATAGTCTCAGACGTAAGCAACCTGACCAAGGGCTTTGACCAAGCCATCGTATCGGCAAACAACTTTGCCGCCGCGATGAAGAATGTAGATTCTGGCGCAGGTACGTTTGCCGCGCTTCGTGGCGACTTGACTTCAATTCAGAGCGCGTTCGGCAAGTCTGAACGCAGTTTTGCTGACTTCACAAAGGGTAGCATTGATGCAGCCCGCAAACTCTCTGACGCCATAGACAAACTGCCAAAGCGCTTAGACGCACTCAGCGCAGCGCTTGAGAAGGCCATCAAACAGCTTGACCGGCTTGGAGCATCATCCGCGCACATTGCCGAGCTTGCCCGACGCATCGATCTGCTTGGCGCAACGGCGAAGTCATCAATGGCGGACCTGGCTGCGATGGGCAGCGAGATACGAATGGCCGTTGGCGCGATGTCAACAGCCACTCGTGGGGCGCAGCAGACACACAGCGCATTGACGCAGATGGCGCGTTCTGTCGATGAGTCATCAAGCCTGTGGACCAAGTTTGGTGTGGCGCTCGGTGGTGCGTTGGTCGGCAACCTTGTTGCGAATATGCTATCGCGATTACAAGATGCCGTGATGCGCTTGCCTGGGCAGATGATCCAGCTTGCTGGCAGTCTGCAACAAACCGAAGTGGCGCTGAACACGATGGTCGGCGCTGGCAATAAAGCCGTTGGGTTCCTCGCTGATATGCAAGCGTTCGCAGCCCAGACACCATTCGAATTCGATGGACTAATGCGATCGGCAAAGATGCTTCTCGCGATGGGAGTCAACGCCGAGGCCGTGCTGCCGATTATGCGTCGCGTGGGTGACGCTATGGCCGCCGTCGGTGGTTCATCCTACGCGGTTGAGAATGTAACCCGTGCGCTGGCGCAGATGGCCGCCAAGGGCAAGATTAACGCCGAGGAACTTAACCAGCTTGCCCAAAACGGCATCCGAATCCTACCGATCTTGACGAAGATAACTAACAAGTCAACCGCTGATGTTTTGGCAATGGCCGAAAAAGGCCAGTTACTCGCATCGAAGTATCTACCACAAATTATCAACGCGATCGGTGACAGCTTTACCGGCCAGATGGAAAAGCAAAACAAAACGATCACCGGCTCACTCGCGGCGCTGTCTGACGCGTTCAAGCTGGCGTTTGCGGAAATTGGCAAGTCACTGAATGACTTAACTGGATTCACCGACAAGGTGCGCAGCCTTGCGACAGCAGTGACTGACGTCGGCAAGGCGGTCAAGCAGTCGGGCTTGATGGGGATATTCGATGCTATCTTCGGAGTCAACGCCCAGAACGCACTAAACGGGTTTAATTTAGCGCTGATTGCAATCGGCGTTACGGCTGGCGCGAGCGCATTGAAGTTCTTGGCAACGGCTGATTCACTCTCGCGGATGAGGGCGATTATGGCCGCTACCACACTTGCGACGATTAAACAGACGGTTATTTTCGCGGGTGTTGGTATCGCTGCATATACAGTCGGAGTCAATTTAAATTTCCTTGCAGAACGCTTTGGATTTATCGGTACTGCGATCGTTGGCGTCGCAAAGCAATTCCACGGGCTTGCCAATGTCGCGGCGTTGTCTGCTTATGCGATCGCATCCGCTTTGACATTTAATTACAAAGACGCCAAAAACGCAGTAAACCAAATCAAAGATACATTTTCGGCCATGGCGGATGAGGCAAGAGTAGATATTGATTCAATCAATGCGAATCTTGCCAAGCCGAACGTTGAGGCGTTTGTTAATCCACTTACCGAGTTGCAAAAAGTTATTACCAATGTAACTGACCTGTTCACCGAGAAAGCCGACAAGATGACACTCGGTTCCGAAAAACTGACCGACAAAATGATGGGCCT